CTGTATCTTCTATAACGTCAGCATTTGTATTGATAGTCCATGTGCGAACCTCTGCTACAGTGTTTGAGCCATTTTTAACTAACCCACTTTTCCCTGCGTGTGTTGCCATTTCTATTCCTCGCTATTTTTATTTTTTTTACTTACAGACTTAGATTTCTCCTCAGTCCAACCTTTACTTTTTAAATACTCCACCTGGTCTATATGTGCATCAATGCTATCTTTGCCATCTGGAGAATATAAAACTGCCATATCTACTCCTTACACCGCCGTTTGTGGTGCATTTTCTTTAGTCATGTATTCAACGGTGTACGTTAGAGATACAACAGCTACAGGTTTTTCACCTTCGCCGTCATATTCAATTTCAGTAGATTCTAAATAAGA